TAATTTTAAAACCTCAGGAAACGATAAGAAAGATATCAAGCAATTTGAAAAAATGGTTAAAAGCGGTAAATTAAAACAAGAAGGTAAGTACAAATCTGACGCTCAAAGAAAAGCAATATATGCAGCAAAAGCTGAAAAAGAAAAAAAATAATATGCATAAATTAGAAAAGTTAATATTAGAGTCTTACATTAGTGTTCTTCAAGAAAAAGAAAGAGGAACTATTAAACTTAAAGATTTAAGTCCTAAAATAAGACAAGCTTTAGAAGATAGATACGGTAAATCTATAGATCCTGATAGAGATTTCCTTGATAAAGAAATGGAAACTTATTATTTTACAAATAAAATAGATAAAGAAACAGGATCGGTTGGACATAAAGTTATCAACTTACCATCATTTAAAGAACTGTATTTTGGATATTCAGATATTATCGATGATATAAAAGTTTTAATGGGTAATAGGGAAGTACAGACAGATCCACAAGCTAGAGAATTATTTGAATTAATAAAAACTAATTTTAGAAAAATTCAAAGTTATTTAAGAAATAACAGACCGGATCAGTATGCTATGATGAAAGCTACTAGAGCATTAGAAGAAGCTGTTGAAGAATTAAAAACTAATTATAATGATCCTGTTTTAGTAAAAGCAAGAGCAGCTAAAATGCGTGCTGATAAGTTAAAAAAAGCAGACAGTAAGGTAGTTAACGTTAATAGAAAATCAGTTGATAATTCAAAAAAATTAGATTTCTTAAAAAAAGAAAGAGATCAATTAATGCGTGATATGGAACAAGAAGCTGAACCGGAAGGTGGACCAATAGCTGATATGTACGGTGAAAAATTAAACCGTATAGATAATGCTATAGCTAAATTATCAGGAAGACAATCATTGACATATCATCAAGCAATAGCTGAAAATGTTATTATTGAAGAAGAAGAAGCAGGACCTGAAACAGTATTAGAAGATGCAACAGATCAAATGTTAGAAAAGTTTCCAACATTAAAAGCAGCTTTAATAAAATTACAAACTGAAGACTTTAAAGAGTTTGTTGATAAAATAGATTGGATATCTCCTAGACCTACTGAATTTAGAATAAACTTAACAAACGGTCAAGATTATATTCTTAAGTGGACAGGTAAAGGTTTTGAAGCTCAAATAATGGGTAAAAGGTATTTTATAGATAAAATAAATGATTATCAACAAGCACTAGATAAGTTAGCTATACTTTATAAAGAAGGTCCTATGGGAGAACCTGAAGAACCTGTAGAGCCAGCAGATACCGACACAGGTGGAGGTTCTGGAGGAGATTTTCCAGGTGACGATGCAGCAGGAGGAGATGATGCAGCAGCAGACGATGCAGGATTAGAAGGCGGTGAAGAAGAAGGAGGAGAAGATTTGACTGACGAACCAGTAGATTTTGAAGAACCAGCTGAAGATCCAGAAGCATAAAAAATATTGACATGAAAAATAATTTTGATTTAAGAAAATTTTTGATTGAAAATAAAATAACTACGAACGCTCAGTTATTTGAAAGTAATATTAAGTTAGCAGTTAACTCTTTTGAATTTAGTTCTAAAATGGCTAATGAATTTCCTGAAGCTTTTTTAGAAAAGTATGGTATAGATACAAAAGAACAAGCAATTGAATTACTAAAAGCTTTGCGTAAAGAATACAACGACTGGGCATTTCAAGGTATTGCAAAAGCTATAAAAGATAAATTTGGTGCTGAAAAAAAAGATGCAGCTGATTTAATGATAGGAGGAAAATCTTATAGTGTTGGAGAACTTGACCCGAATGATATTGGAACTATAACTAAGATTGATAAACACCCTAACGGGTATTTTATTTCTGCAGTTGTATATGGAGACGACGATGGAGATCGGTACGAAAAAGAAGGTTACGGATATGCTATCGATTTAGATGGTAATGAAATGGAAGAAGAAGATCTTGAAAGAGACTAATGAATCTTATAGACAAAATCATATTAGAATGGTCTTATAGGACCGAGAAAGGATACCCTGATATCAACAACAAAGAAGATATACAGTTGTTTAAATCTCTGTTTGGGTATAATCCGGTAGTATCTGAATTAGTTAAGTTAGATTATGACGTACTAACACCAGAAGCAAAAAAAATAGCTGAAAAAATTATTGAAGAATTTGAAATAAGTAAGGAAGAAATAAAACCTGCTTCTAAAACTCATATAGTAATCTATACTAAAGATAGACCTTCATTACTAGCTGATTTTGAAAGATCAAATAATTACGGTCCTAATTTATTAAATAAAAAAGGAAAGTTTAAAGTTGAAGGTGTAACTATAACTTTAAAACCTAGTGGTGAAAAAGCTGGAGAATTTTTTGAATTAAAACCACAGCAATTAGGTTTAACTTTAGATGAAAAAATTAGCTTATCTACTCTACAAAAAGAATTATTAGACGGTATCAATAATAATAAGGTATTAAATGATATTCAGAAAAAAGCTTTAATTTATGCAGTTAGCGGTAAAGGTAAAATAAGCGATGAAGAAAAAGCAGAATTACCTAAAGGATTTTTTAATGAAGTAAATAAGAATTTTGGAGAACCTCATGGAGCTTTACTATACGGATTAGCAATTGGAGCTGATGCAGTTGAATTTCCAGCAGCAGGTAACTATAGATTATTAGACTACATTCTTTATAAAGGAGAAGAACGTATACAAGTTAGTGCAAAATCAGGAACTTCAGTTGGTAATACAGTTAAATACGAAGACGTATTAAAAATAGTTGATTTTTTAGATGGAGAGGTACCAAGTCAAATTAGAAAATTTACTAATATTATTTCAAGTAATTCGGTTTATGAAGGAGCTTTTAAAGCCATAGAAGCTTTTGGTAGTGAAGATTTAAAAAATCGAGTTAAAGAATATAAAAAGGTTTATACTCACTTTCCTAAATTAGGTAAAAAACCTGAAGACGAACAATCGCATAGAGACAGAATTGCAATTGAAAAAGCATTTGTTAAGGAAATGAATAATGATCCTAATTTAAATTTTAATGATATATTTAATAATTATGTAGAAGTAAAGTACGTAAAGTACTTTTTAAACAGTAATAGTTTACAAGGAGAACACAGCGTTATAGATTCAGGAAATTTTAATGTTAGTCATCTATCTAAAAATAGTCCAAACCATGACTCAGATAAATTAGGCCTGAAGGTAAGTAAAGCAAAATAAGTTATGTCACAAAACATCAAAAAAATAATCGCACAAGAATATATTAAGTGCGCTAAAGATCCGGCGTACTTCATGAGAAAGTATTGCTATATACAGCACCCTACAAGAGGTAGGATACTATTTAATTTATACCCTTTTCAAGATAAAGTATTACATTTATTTAGAGATCATCAATACCTTATCACTTTAAAATCAAGACAGCTTGGTATATCAACTTTAGCATCAGGTTATAGTTTATGGTTAATGCTTTTTCATAAAGATAAAAACGTTCTAGCACTAGCAACTACACAGGCTACAGCTCGTAACTTAGTTTCAAAAACTATGTTTATGTACGATCAGTTACCTAAATGGTTGAAACTAACAGCAGTAGAAAAAAATAAATTATCGTTAAGACTTAAAAACGGGTCTAAAATTACAGCAAAATCATCAAATGCAGATGCTGCAAGATCTGAAGCGGTATCATTACTTTTAATTGATGAAGCTGCTTTTATTGATAATATAGATGAGACATTTACTGCTGCTCAACAAACACTAGCTACAGGAGGTCAATGTATGGCTTTATCAACTCCTAACGGTATAGGAAACTGGTTTCATCAAACTTGGGAAAAAGCAGAATCAGGAGAAAATAGTTTTTTACCTATAAGGTTACCTTGGACAGTTCACCCGGAAAGAAATCAAGCTTGGAGAGATCAACAAGATTCTGACTTAGGACCTAGGATGGCTGGACAAGAATGTGACTGTGATTTCTTAGCTTCTGGTGATACTGTTTTTGAACCTGATGATATGATTTTCTACGAACAGACTTACCTTAAAGAACCTTTAGAAAAAAGAGGGGTAGACGGTAATTTATGGATATGGGAAGGGGTTGATTATTCTAAAACCTATATGGTAGTTGCAGACGTAGCAAGAGGAGATTCAGCTGACTATTCAGCATTTCATATATTTGATATAGAAAATTGTGTACAGGTAGGAGAATATAAAGGTAAATTATCCCCTAAAGACTATGGTAATGTTCTTGTAGGAATAGCATCTGAATATAATGATGCATTATTAGTTGTTGAAAATGCAAATATAGGATGGGCTACTATAGAACAAATTTTAGAACGTCAATATAATAATTTATACTATTCTTCTAAATCTCAAATGGAGACAGTAGAATCTTATATGATTAAATACGAAAGAGATAAATTAGTACCAGGCTTTACTATGTCAGTAAGAACTAGACCTCTTGTAATAGCAAAAATGATAGAGTATATTAGAGAAAAAGGAGTAACTATACAGTCTAAAAGGTTAATTGGTGAAATGAGAGTATTTGTTTGGAAAAACGGTAAACCTCAAGCACAAACTAATTACAATGACGATTTACTAATTGCCTGTGCTACTGCATTATATGTAAGAGATACTGCATTGAGACTACGACAACAGGGTATGGATCTAGCTAGAGCACAGCTATCTTCTTTTCAAAATTTAAATGCTAAGAACAAAGCTGTAATAAAATCAGTTGGAAATCAGCAAAATAATCCGTATATTATAGATAATGGACGAGGACCAGAAGATATTTCCTGGTTGTTTTAAACGTCCTATTTATAATATATATAGTAAAAACTAAACAGAACATTAATGGCTGATACTTCTTTATTTAGCAGACTGCAGAGACTGTTTTCATCAGATGTAATTATTAGAAATGTAGGCGGTGACCAGCTTAAAGTAGCTGATATTAATCGTATACAATCAACAGGAAATTTTCAAACTAACTCTTTAGTTGATAGATTCACTAGACTTCATATATATAATAATAAAAATTTATATAACCCTAATCTTAATTACCAAACTTTAAGAGTTCAGTTATACTCCGATTATGAAGCAATGGATACTGATCCAATAATAGCTTCTGCATTAGATATAATAGCAGATGAAGCTACCCTTAAAAGCGATCAAGGAGAAGTCTTATCTATCAAATCTTCAGATGAAAATATTCAACGCGTACTTTACAATTTATTTTACGATGTTCTTAACATAGAGTTTAATTTATGGTCTTGGACTAGAAATATGTGTAAGTATGGTGATTTCTTTTTAAAGTTAGAAATCGCTGAAGAGTTTGGAGTTTATAATGTACTGCCGTACACTGTATATAATATGGCTAGATTTGAAGGCATGGATAAAGATAATCCAGGTAAGGTTGAATTTGCAATCGATCCTGACGGTATTATGGCTTCTCAAGATCCTACCTACTACCCTAATAAAAGATCTCAAGCAATACATTTAGATAATTATGAAGTAGCTCATTTTAGGTTACTGTCTGATACTAATTATTTACCTTACGGTAGATCTTATGTAGAACCAGCTAGAAAAATATTTAAACAGTTAACATTAATGGAAGATGCGATGTTAATACACCGTATCATGAGAGCTCCTGAGAAGAGAACTTTCTTTGTTAATGTAGGCTCTATTCCACCTGCTGAAGTTGATCAGTTTATGCAAAAGACTATCAACACTATGAAAAAAACTCCATATGTTGATCCTAAAACAGGACAGTATAATTTGAAGTTTAACATGCAAAATATGATGGAAGATTTCTATATACCTGTTAGAGGTGGAGATGCTTCTACAAGGATAGAAACTACTAAAGGTTTAGACTATGACGGAACAAATGATATCACTTACTTACAATCTAAACTTTTCGCTGCGCTAAAAGTGCCAAAAGCATATTTTGGATATGAAGGAGAATTACAAGGTAAAGCAACATTAGCAGCAGAAGACATTAGATTCGCTAGAACAGTTGAAAGAATACAAAGAATATTAGAATCAGAACTAACTAAGATAGCTTTAGTACATTTATACACTCAAGGGTTCAAAGGAGAAAGTTTAACTAACTTTGAAATAAAATTAACTAACCCTTCAATTATATTTGAACAAGAAAAAGTTGCACTACTAAAAGAAAAAGTAGATTTAGCTAATCAAATGAAAGATTCTAAATTATTTTCTACTGATTATATTTACGATAATATATTTAATTTATCTGAAGATCAATATAATGAAATGAGAGATTTAGTCAGAGAAGATTCAAAACGTATATTTAGGTTAGGTCAATTAGAATCTGAAGGTAATGATCCTGCTAAATCAGGAAGATCTTACGGTACACCTCACGACTTAGCTTCTATGTATGGACGTAGAGCTACAGCAACTGAGAAAGGTAATAGACCCGGAGAGGTTCCAGCTGGATATAGTGAAATAGGACCTGAAGGTGGTAGACCTAGAGAAAAAATGTCTGTTTACGGTACTAATGATGATCCTTTAGGAGGTAGAGATAGATTAGGAGTAGATGGAATGCATGGAGGATTTCCTTCTGATAATGAAAATGTGATGGAAACAGATAATTCTACAGCTCAAAAAGTGTATCATCAAATCAAAAATTCTTTCGTAGATGATAAGAAGTTAATTTACGAAAAAAAATCTAACGAAACTTCTAAGTTACTTGATGAGTCTCAACTTAAAGATTTAGATAACTAGCCCATATTTATATATAGGAACCGTATATTATGAAGATAAAACATTCAAAATTTAAAAATACCGGTCTGATTTATGAATTACTCGTAAAACAGATAGCAGCAGATACATTATCAAAAAATGAATCACCAGCATTAGGTATTTTAAAAAAATATTTTGCAGGTAAAAGTACATTAGCAAAAGAATTAAAACTGTACGAGTATATTTTAAAAAATACTAATCTGGCAGAAACGAAAGCAGAAACAGTTGTATCAACAATAACTGAGCTTTCAAGAAAACTTAATCAAAAACTTCTTAAGGAACAAAAATATAAGTTAATCAAAGAAGTAAAAGACAATTATGATATCGATGAATTTTTTGGTATTCAAGTTAGAGATTATAAACCATTAGCTGCTATGTACTGTTTATTAGAAGCTCAGAATAACGATACATTAGTTAATCCGAGTTTTTTAATTAGTAATAAGTTAACTATAATTGAACATTTAACTTCTACTAAAACTGATGAGGAAAAAGTTAAAAATTCATTAATTGAAGAGTATGCTAAATATGATAAAGATTTAAGGTTACTATCTTATAAAATTTTATTAGAAAAATTTAATACTAATTATAAAGATTTGTTACCTGAACAGAAAAATATACTAAAAGAATTTATCACCTCTGTCGATTCTAATACTAGATTAAGAAATTTAGTAAACGAAGAAATAAATAAAATACATCAAGAAATTACAAAATTATCTAAAAAGGTAAAAGATGATGTAGTAAGAATAAAATTAGAGGAGGTATTGAAGAATATCAAACCTCTTAAAAAAACTGAAAAAATAACAGATAACCACTTGGTTAATCTCATGCAATATTACGATTTAGTAAATGAAATGCGTGGATTATGAAAAAGAGTAAGATAGTACAAGCGGTTAAAGAAGTATTAAAAGAGCTTAGTACAACATCAGGAGTTGGAGGATATCTTACTCCTTATGCTTTTAGTAAAGATGGCAGAAAGAATAAAGCTACAAAGCAGATGGAAAAACTTGGCTACAAAAAAGTAGAAAGAAAAAAAAGACCTTATAACACTAAAATGTTTGATTACCTAGATGAAAACAATTAAAGAAAAATATAATGCAGTATTAGAGGGTAAGTACTCTAAAGCTCAATTCGTAAGAGATGCAAAAAGGGAATTACCTACAATAATATCTCAATATAATCAATTTAACGACACTGTTCAGATCTTAAAAAGTAAAGCAATTCTATCTGAAGCAAAAAAAGAAGAGTACGTAGCTGTTACTCCTAATTATTCTTTAGATGCATTAGAAAGAGGAATAGACTTTGAATTAGAAAAAGCAGGAATAGATTCTGCAGGAACAGTATCAAAAGAAGATAGAGATAAAGCTGAGAAAACTGCAAAAACGAATTTAGAAAAAGATGCTATGCATTATTTAAATATCATAGCAGGTGAGTCTAGTAAGGTCGATAAGCATGATAAACACGTTGAATTCAAGAAAGGAAAAGAAGTAGATACTTTCAACGGTATGAAAAAAGCTGAATTAAAAGAAGAAGTAATAGATGAAGCATTAGTATCTGCTTTAGATAAAATTGGAAAAGAAATATACGGTAAATTTCTTAAAGCAGGAGCATTTAAGGTAAAAGCAGTAACTTCTAATCCTGGAAGATTACAACAGTATATGAACCCAGTTATGAAAGATCCTTCTTTAGTAGCTATTGTAGGTGATAGAACCCAATTAGATGTATACACACATTTAGATAATTTACGATTAGTTCAAGATATTATAGATGATTTCGATATCAAAGATTCTCGAGAAGAAGCTGGAGATAGAGGTGTTTATACTGCTCTTCCTGATGCAGAAAAAGTTGTTGCTGCAAACGGTATAGTACAAGTCAAATTAAGATCCGGGGATAAAGTAGTGGGTGAAGAGATGTATATTGATGATGATGAGTTTGAAGATGAGATGATAAAAGCTGAAATACCGAGAGTAAAAGCAGCACTGAAAAAAGATGATAATCCTTATGCTGATGACGATGAAATGGTTTATGACTTTGTAAAAACTCATAGACAGGATTTTCCAAGTCATTACAGTCCTAATTACGATCAAGCAGTAATAGACGAATTTGAACAATTCTTTACTGCAAATTATGAATATGGTTCAGACTTAGGTGAAAGAGTAGCTAAAACAGTAGATGATGTTATCGACCCAGCTGATTACGGAATGATAGGTCAAGGGTATTTAAAAGGCTTTAATAGACCTCATTCTTTAGATTTAGATCAATTAGAAACTTTAGGACGTAAAGTAGTAAAGTCTCTTTATAAAGGAGATTTTGAAAAAGCTAAAGCTAAGTTTGTAGATGAAGGACTTTTAGATTTTATTAGTAAAGCTAAAGCTAATATTAAAGGAAAAGCTGCTGGAGTAAAACAAGGTATATCTAACTTAAAAAAAGCAGCAACATCAGGAGATGCAACTCCTATTAATCCTAAAGCTAAAGCTGGGTTAACTAAACTAGGTTCTTTAGCTGGAGATGCTATTAATAGATTAAAAGGTATTCAAAGCAGTATGGCTAAATTATTTCCTCCTGCTGATATGAAAAAGTTTTCACCTGAAGTACAACAAGCTTTGAAAAGTTACTATGGAGTTATTATAAAAGCTATAGAAGGTAGTACCGAAATGTCTAAAGCAGCTGGTGAATTAAAAGAACAGATGAGTGATCAAGAGATGGAAGATATCAAAAACTATGGTCAAGAAGAAAAAGAAACTAAAGTATACCAATTAGGTGATATGTGGTCTAAAGATTTCGATTATGACGGAATGTTAAGAGCAGGATTAAAATTGAGAATAAGCACTCCATTAGATACAATGAAAAAAGTGTATAGTTCTTTTGAAGATGTTAATTATCATTCTGAAAATGGACACTTAGGTAATGCTATAGATTATATAGAAGATCGTGACAAACCAGGTGCATTGAAACACCTTAAACTTTTCAGAGATGCTATAAGAAAAACATTAAGTGATATTAATGAAGGTCACTGTAATACTGAAAGAAAAGACGAAACTAAAGGAGCACCTAAAGGACACTACTTTACTAAATCAGGTAACTTAGTTAAAGGAAGACTAACAAAAGACGCTAGGGAAAAAGGCGCTAGATTAAGTGATCCTAAAGATAAGCAAAGATCTAAAATACCTCCAGTAACTCAGTATAATAAACAGGAAGCTGTAGTAAATGAGTCAAGAGGGGCATTTGATATGTGTGTAAGAGCTATTCAAGATGTAGCTGAAGATGGAGATATTAGCGAAAGAGAAGCTGCAATGGAGATGATGATAGCTATTGCTGATAAGTATGATTTTGATATGGCAGGATTAGAATCTCAATTATTTTATGGAGATGATTCAATTAACGAAGGAAGAAGAGCTAAATCAAAAGGAGGTAAAGTAGTTACTGAAATGGATTACGATACTGGAGGATATGTAGAAGCTATGGGACCTATGTTTGAAAGAGCTTGTAAAATGTTAATGATGGCTTGGGAAGAGTGGAAGAACGGACCTATGACTGAACCGGGAATGATAGAGCATGCTAAAAAAGATGTAATCAATTACTTAGATAAAAAATTAGAAGAGGATATACTGCAGGAGAAAAAAGGAAAAGATCACGATGGTGACGGAGATGTAGATTCTGACGATTACATGGCTGCTAGAGATAAAGCTATTAAAAAAGCAATGGGTAAAGAAAAAGTAGTCAAAGAAAATATTAAATCTATTATTAAAAAAGTATTAGAAGAAGGGGTAGTAAATGAAGCCGCTACAAATGCATTAGCTGAATTTTCCGATACGTACGGAGGATACGAAGGAATGAAACAAGCTATTATAGCATTACAGGACGTTGTAACTGATATTGAATCTTATTATGATAAGACTAGAAATAAAATACAAAAAGTATACGACACACTGGGAGATATAAGAAATGAAGAAGGTTTAAAAGTAGGAGGATTTTTAGCCCCAGCTATTGAACAAGCTTTTAATAAAGATCTAAGACCAGCAATCAAAGGAGGATTTACAAAAGGATTAGATCAGCCTAAAGTTAAAATGATTTCGAAAAGAGATATTGATATGCATAATTCTGGGGAGAGACCTTTAGGGGAAGAAGAAAAACAAACAGTATATTCGAGACCTACGGTTAACGGTACTTTACAAGAAACTAAAAAAAATAAAAAGTAATGAAAGATAATTTTAGCATACATAAGTGGAATAAGCAAAGATACCTTAATGAAAGTAAAATTGACGAGGTAGAAATGCCTAATATACCTGATCAGGTTTTTACCAAATTTGCTACTCAAATTAAAAATCCACAAACATTTGCATCAGCAATATTAGCATTAGTAAGTAAGCTTTCTGAAAAAGAAAATGATAATTTATTAAAAAATCCTAAATTAAAAAGAGCGTTCGATTTGCTAACACAACTGTCAGGAGAAAAACAAGAAACCGGTGAAGTAGAAGAAGCTATGCTTCCCGAACCAGGTATGGAGGACTCGAGAGAAGTTGATATGATGTTAAAAAAAATGAACATGGCTGAAGGAACAGACTTATACGATAAAAACGGCATTCTAATGACTAGATACTATGGAGGAGAAGGAAAAATTATGCTTCAAGTAAACTATGGCGGTAAATATATACAAATTCCCGCAGACGAAATTAAAATTTTAAGAAGAGCTATAGATTCTATTGAAGATCATATATACGATATGACTATTTCTACTCCTGTAAGTGAAGATGAAATGTATGAACAAACTGAAGAGAAAGAATTAGAAGATATAGCAAAGCAGTTTCCATGGGCTAACGATGTAGAACAAAAAGTCATTAATAAGCTTATAAAAAATTCAAGTAAACGAAAAGTTGATGATATGGCAAGAAGTAGTAGATTTAAAGCTAAAATTCAACAAGTAGCTGCAAGAGATAAAGATAAGGTAGAATATAGAGATTAAAATAAGAAAGTAAGATGTCACAATTATTAGTAGAAGTAACCAAGTTTAAACCTATCCTTAGAGAGTCCAAGGAACGTCCTGGAGTCTTTGAAGTTGAAGGAGTTATGCAAAGAGCAGGCGCTAAAAATCAAAACGGTAGAGTTTACGAAAAAAAACTATTAATGCGTGAAGTTGCTAAATATATGGATGAATTTGTTAATAATGGTAATGCTTATGGTGAATTGGATCATCCTGAATCTGCTATAGTATCACTTAAAAATGCTTCTCATATAGTTAAAGACTTATATTGGAAAGGAGACGACTTAATGGGTAAAGTAGAATTACTTAATACTCCTTCTGGTAATATAGTAAAAGAAATAATTAAAGCAGGTCATACAATAGGTATTTCATCTAGAGGTACAGGATCTGTTCAACAAACAAACGAAGGTACTTTAGAAGTACAACCTGACTTTGAATTAGTATGTTGGGATTTCGTTTCTAATCCATCTACTCACGGTGCATTTATGAATCCTATATCGTTAAATGAAGGAAAAGGAAAAGTATCTAAATATTTAAACTTAGATAATATTATTAACGATATACTTAGAGCATAGTGAAACTATCAGAATTAATTTTTGAATCAGACGAAGATATTTTAGCTAAAGAACTCAGTAAAGAGTTTGAAGAAGAACTTGAAGATGGAAAAGTAGATGAAGCCATTATTTCGACTGCTACCGCTATTTTAGGATGGGCATTGACAAGTAATTCTATTATAGATATTTTAGGTAAATATATCGGTAAAGCATTAGAAAAATCAGGTTTAGATAAAGCTGCTAATAAAGCTAAAGCAGCACATGAATGGGCTCACAGGAATGAAGCTAAAATAGTTGGTAGGATAGATAGGTCATTGAAAAAAACAATTAAAGACGATTCAAAAAGATCAATAGTTTCTAAAGGAATATTTATAGTATTACTTCTTGGTTTAGGCATAAAAGCCGGTATATCAGGATTCAAAGCTCTCAAAGCTGCAAAAGTTAGCACAGCTACTTTAGCAACTGTAAAAGCAGCGTTGAAAGGTAGAGATGTAGCAACTGTAGGTAAAGAAATAGCTAGAGCAGCAGTATAATTTTTCAATTTTTATCTTTTTTCCGGAATAAGTATATATTTATATACGAATATGTAGTCACCTATACTACATTAAACCAATATTATTTTCTATTACGATTTTAATAATCGTAGAAATCACAAAAATTTATTATAATGGCAAACAAAGATTTATTCAAGCAAGCTATTGCTGAAGCTAAATCTATTAGAGAAGCTGCTATTACTAACGCTAAAGAAGCTTTAGAAGAGACTTTAACTCCTCATCTAAAAGATATGTTAGCTGCTAAACTTCAAGAGATGGAAGATTCCACTGTAGAAGAAGAAGTAGTAAACGAATCTGAAGAAGTTGCTGAAGGTCAAGGAAATATGGATGCTCATGACGAGAATCCACATGACCAACTGGAAGAAGCTGAAGAAGAGATGGAAGAAGCTCACTGTAATACTAAAGAAGAAGGCGTAGAAGAAGCAGAAGAAAAAATGGATGAAGCACCAGGCGATGAAGCTGATGCCGATGCGGAGGTTGATTCAGAAGAATCTGAAGACGAAGCAGAAGACGAAGAAGAAATTGAGGTAAAAGACATGGAAGTGGACGACCTTAAAGATCTTATTCGTGACATTATTGCTCAAGAAATGGGTGGTGATGAGAAAGATCTAGATAATGCTGATATGGATGCAGGAGAAGAAATGGAAGACATGGAAGCTGGTGCAGAAGAGGAAGAAATTAATCTAGACGAATTATTAGCAGAATTAGAGGAAGAGATTGCTGAAGGAGAAGAAATGGACGAGGCTCACTGTAACACTAAAGAAGAAGGTGTAGAAGAAGAAATTTCAGAAGCTCCAGATGACGCTCATAAGAAGAAAATGGAAGAAGGAGAACATGATGGTAAAAAGAAGATGGAAGAATCTTCTGAACTTAAAGAAGCTCTAGAAACTATTGAAACTTTACAAGGTCAACTGCAAGAAGTTAATCTATTAAATGCTAAGTTAATGTATGTGAATAAAGTATTTAAGTCTAACAACTTAAATGAATCACAGAAAGTTAACATTATTGCTGCTTTCGATAAAGCCGAAACGGTAAAAGAAGTAAAGTTAGTTTTTGAAACTGTTTCTGAAAATATAGTAGTTAAAAAATCAACTCCTATAAAAGAATCTAAGTTAGGTATGGCAAGTAAAGCTACTGGAACTACTGCAAGTAAGCCAGAAGTTATTACAGAAGTATCTGATGCGGTTCAAAGAATGCAAAAATTAGCTGGAATTATTTAATCAAATTATTAAAATTAAAAAAACACATTTCAATCATGGAAATTAACAACCTATTAGAAAGTGCAAACGGATATAAAGCGTTACAAGCTGACGCTGCTCGTTTGTCTGAAAAATGGTCTGCTTCTGGATTGCTTGAAGGATTAGGAGAGAAAGAATCTTCAAACATGTCTATCATGTTAGAAAATCAAGCAAAGCAAATCGTAGCAGAACAATCATCTACAGGGACAGGTGCTATTGGAAATGGTACTACTGCAAGTGAGCAGTGGGCTGGTGTAGCTTTACCTCTTGTAAGAAAGGTATTCGCACAAATTTCTGCAAAGGACTTTGTATCTGTACAACCTATGAATCTACCTTCTGGGCTAGTATTCTATCTAGATTTCAAATATGGATCTACTGATGGTGCTCAAAACAGAAACGGTGGAAACATGTACGGTAACGTAACTGAAGGTGCTAATAAAATGGCGTTAGATACTGATGCTGCTGGTGGTCTTTATGGCGCTGGTCAATTCGGTTACTCTATCAACCACGTAACTGCATCTGTAAACGTTACTTCATCAGTTGCAACATCTGCATCTTTAGGCTATAATGCTGATTTAGATCCTGCTGACTTCTTACAAGCTAAGATCAACGTAGGAGAGATACCAGGATTCGATAACAAAGGTGTAAGAGCATTCAGATTTATTTCTGCTTCACACGATGCTACTGATAATCCAGAATTAACTTATGTATCTGGAGATTACATCTATTTCGTAGTTCCAAAAGCAGGCTTAACAAGTAACGCTTTACCTGCAACTGGAAAAGTAAACTATCACTTACAACCTGCTGATAATTCAAGAGGTGACTTTGAAGATGGAAAAGATCAAGTAGCTGGTGGAACAATATCTATCCCAGAAATTAACGTTGAGTTAAAATCTGAGGCAGTTGTTGCTAAAACTAGAAAATTGAAAGCACAATGGACACCAGAGTTCGCTCAGGATCTTAATGCTTATCATTCAATTGACGCTGAAGCTGAACTAACTTCATTATTAAGTGAGTATATTTCAATGGAAATTGATTTAGAGATCTTAGATATGCTAATTCAAGATGCTAGAACTACTGAAAGATGGTCAGCTGAGAATAACAAGTTCTGGAATGGAACTGCATGGGATACATCAACTTCTGATTTCTACAATACTCAAGGACAGTGGTTCCAAACTTTAGGAACTAAAATCCAAAAAGTATCTAATAAAATTCACCAAAAAACGTTAAGAGGTGGAGCAAACTTCCTAGTATGTTCTCCTTCTGTAGCTACTATCTTAGAATCAATTCCAGGATATGCAGCTAACACTGATGGTGATTCTGCAGAATTTGCTTTCGGAGTACAGAGAGTAGGTCAATTAAATGGTAGATATAAAGTATACAAAAACCCTTATGTAACTGAAAACACAATCCTTATGGGCTTTAGAGGTGGACAGTTCTTAGAAAGTGGTGCTGTATATGCTCCATATGTACCGCTAATCATGACTCCT